CGCCTTTCCAAGGGTTGGTAGAAGATCCTGTGTAACTCCCCATATCAAAAGGTCATGAAAGTCCTGGTCAAACTCAGGCCAGTCTGTGTCATTCACAAGAGGAGGCTTTCGCATCTCGCAGCGAATGGTATAAGTAATAGCTGCAGCAGGAATGGGATCGAACTCAATCCACTGATAATCTGGAGAGTCCCACCAGACAGGAATCACAGAGATAACATTATCGTCATCGTCTGTAACAGTAACATTTCCAGTAAAGGTAGAACCAGCAGCTGGAACTTTAGTTATTCTCTCAATTCCTAAAGTCGAATCCCAACTAGTAGCTGTATCAACAGAAGCTGTCCCACTTAGCGCCTTCTCCTCTGTGACCAAAACTCCGCTAGTATTAAACCCAGTGAATCTTAACTTAAAACTACTTCCTGAGTCAGCTGTACTATCACTATAATATTTTAAGACCCCATCACTATTAGGATACTTCTGAACCCCTCTAGCTCCATATGGATAAGCGCTGGAGGGAGTAGTGCTCTCCGTGGCCCCTGGATTCCTCTTGTCAAACCCTCTAGCAGTATCCATATAGACAAACCGCGGAGTCGTTGGATCTTCTATATTCAGAACTTTCCTTACATAAAGCGGAAGTCCGTACTTACTAATATCAGCGGCCGAAGTAAGCGAGAACTCGCGATGCTCATGAGGGACTTTCCCGCTGTCAAGAACCCTTCGATACGCGAAGTTTACCTGGTTCTTAACAAGAGCTTCAAATACACCTCCCCTAGACTGTCCAGAGTAAGCGAGAACATCAGTTATGATCTCTCGAAAGGTGGACATACTACTTCTCCTTTTTGGCTCCCTTAGCCGCGTCGATTACTTGCTCCATAGATGGAGTTCCTTCCTTCTCCTCGTTCTGCTTGAAGAAAGATAGCATTTGACCAAACAACTCAGACTGTTGCTCACTACCAGCCTGGTACATCTCCTTAAAGGCCTCATACATATCAGCCTGGCTAGAAGCTCTCTTCTGATCTTCGCTACGAGCCAAGTTCGCGCGAGCCTCCGGACCGTTAGTAATAAATGCGTCTCTAACCCGAAAGTTCCATTGCTGATAAAGAGGAACACTTTCTCCAGTCTGATCTGTGTAAGCGTCCACTTCAACATCACTCATTGGAGGTCTTCCAGGAAGAATGCCTACCAAGCCGTCCATAGTTCCCACCAAAGTAGTATAAATACCATCATCTATTTGTAGCCCTCGAGGCTCTCCATTTGCATTTGCCAGCAGCCTTTCCCTTCTATTACCCCCACCGACATCAGCCGTGACCTGGTGTATCCACTCCCCATCTGGCTGAAAGTCTGCCACCAGGTTGTTTGTGCTAATATACTTGGTCATCACGACTTCACTCTTCTGATCAACAGTCAGTTGAAGAGGAACACCCTTTTCATAGTCCTTGTTCTCAACCTCAACTTCCCTCTCGAAATCTAATAAAACTGCCATAGCCCTGTTCTCCCTTTAGAGTTTTTAGATACTAAAACCTGCAATGTTCACTTGACAATCTGAGGTGCTACTTGAGATAACAGCGTTAACTGCATTTCCTGGGGTACAAGCCCAAAGACCACTTTGAGAGGTCTCAGAAGCCGAATGTTTAGCGGTTGAATAGCCTATAGATAAATCCTGAGCAGCTCCTGTCTCTCCATCTGTAGCTGTAACAGACGCGTAAACAACTCCTAAGGTAAAGAAAAGAGGCACAGAAAAACTTCTCCCAACTGTAGCATTAGCAGTGGCTGGAATCACATAATTCCTAGCAGTTGCACTACCACCATTAGCAACCAAGTTCACATCCCCCGTAGCGGCTGCATCAAAAAGCAGAAGAAACGCATCTGCTGCTGTAACATTGTGTATATCTATAGAGTTTATTAATGTGTCTCCAGCTCTAAGAAGAACTTTCGTCCCAGCTGCATCATCGTCAAAATGTAAGAATGAAAAAGGTGGAGACAGTGACCATTCTCCTATAACAGTACTCCCATCCTTTAACTGAAGAGTAGCATCTTTGTCCGAGTGCCCAGAGATATGAGTAACAACATGGGACACTCCACTTGCAGCTGCATGAGTAGCAGTTGCACCAGACCCAGTGCCCGCGGTGGTCTCACTCCATGCTTTATTAAGATCAATCTGTGTTGCCATCTCTATACTCCCACTATGTTTAACATCTCGTTAATTCTATGCTCATAGGTATGAGCGCTTCTTACAAGTTCGTGTCCTGCTTTTGCTATCTTCTCTCGATTCATAGGATATTTTAAGTAATTTTTAATATTATCTATACACTCTACATCACTTTCATAACCAACAAAGTGCTTGCCTTCCTCAAATCCCAACTCTTTCCACCCCTGAACATCTCTATTAGTAACTAAGCAAGATCCATGACTCATAGTCTCAAAGAATCTCATATTCAGATCATCTAATATAGATATATTTAAAGACATTCTAGCTTTAGCTACTCTTATAGATGTATCTAAAAAGAACTTACCCACAGATAGATGACTATTAGGAATGGCTTTAAATACTCTATCTAAGAATTCTAATCTATTATTCCCTTTGCCATCAGGAGTTCCTTGCTGCAAAAATCCTACAAATATCACATCCCATTCTCTTTCGGGAATCTTATCTATAACATCACTAGTACAAAGCTCAGCACCTGTAACATCCAACTCTGCAGAACAAGCTAAAGGAAGCCAATGAGTATTAGCTATTCCATCAAACTTCATTTTCTCTACTGCAGACTTTTGAGCTACAAAAACTGTATCAAAATGTCTTGCCCAGTTAAGTCTAGTATTGTAGCCAAGATGAGTATCTATTAAATAAGCGACGTTAGGTTTAGGAGGTAGCCAGCTAATATCATCTCTTCCATCATCTATAAAGATATTAATGTTATGCTTTTGTATAGGTACATGAGTATTAATATTTTCTGGACGATTATACCTCTTCATCCCAGCTTCACTATATCCCATACGATGTAGCTTTTCTATAAAGCGCCTACTAGTACCATTATGTCTTATCTCTGCGTTATAAAACATTCCAATAGAAGGCTTAGTCATCAGATGGCTCCCCTAGTAAAACAGGCTCATACTTATTCCATCCTACGTTGAAGGATCTCCACCAAGAGTTAACTCCATGCTTTTTAATTAACTCATTTATAATTATTTCTTGATGGTCATCAGAATCCCAAAAGCCTTCATGCACTCTCTTTCCAGTTCTTTGACCAAGATGATGGATATAAGCAGTCCTATCACAGACTAGCCTCATTCCCTTATTAAGGAACCTTATAGATAAATCTACATCATCTCCTCCAGTAAGATTCTCATCTAGACCTCCTATATCTCTTAATAATTCAGTCTTAGTAGCTAAACAAAAACCCACTAAGATTGTAGTATCTAAAGTATAAGGAAGATCTGTTTCATATAAGCTCTGCACTCCAGAAGCAAAGTTTGAGCAAGGCGCTACAGCTGCTACAGTAGGATCATTAAAGTGCCTAAGTAGTATATCCCAAAACATAGGCAGCCCAGGAATAAAAAGTACATCATCATTTAGCATACAGAAATACTCTGTATCAGCCATAGCTAATGCACTGTTAATCCCTCCCATCCAACCTACATTTTCTACTTTATGGACAACTTCTAAATGACCTAATCCATCTTGAGCAACTAAAGTATCTATAATATCTTTAGTATTAGGATCGTTATTTATAACTATTACTCTAGCATCTACTTGAGTATTTAAAGTAAGAGTATATAAACATCTCCATAAGTCGCGGTCATTATTATAAGTTGGGATAGCTATAGTTATATCTTTTTTCATGCCAACCCCAATTCTTTATCCACAACTATACCATTACCACTTATGACCAAATCTTGCCCAAAAACTTCCTTGTAAGAATCCATATTATGACTTACGTTATACCAGTAACTTTCTTCATTTGCCCATCTTGGAGCATGTTCTTTATGAAGAGTTTTAACCCTGGTATCTACATATCTTTCTACGTTATACTCGCTGCAACGATAGCAAAAGAACCAATCTTCTCCACACCCAGTACTAGAAAACCAAGGTTTAGGTATCTCATTAAACACTGCCATGTCATATAAGACAACTCCTCCTCCTATAGCCAGCTCTCCTCCCACCTCATTGTTGCCAACTAACCTATCCTTAGGATAGTCAAATACAACATCGCTGCCTTCTATAACAGTGGCATTATTTCCTTGGTCCCATCCCTTTCTAATCCTATATATAACAGGATGAATAGGATGTCTAGCGGTGAAAGCTAATGCTCCGACTACAGGCTTTTTATTTCTCCATAGATTTAGAAATGCGGAGTGCTTAAATTGCATATCTGCATCCCACCAAAATAGATAATCCGCTCCCCATTCTTTAGCGCTATCTACTATCATTTCTCTAGCTTTGCCGACTAAACTAGTCCTAGAGTAATTACAAATCATTATATCCAAGCGTCCTAGCTTTTCCCAATCCTCTTCTGTAGGATTTCCAGAACCATCATTTTCTGGACTCTCATCTAAAGGAGGCAAGGACTCTTGTATCTCCATAAACTTAGAGTGCCCCAAAACATCCCTCAAAACTGTTCTTTCTCTCAGTGCTCCATAATACATCATCTGATCAAAGTATAAAGGGAATGTGTTATCGTCTGGCCCAATATACCAGGGAAGCCCTATTACTAGTTTCAACTTTTGTCCCTTTTCATTATAACGTCCGAAAATAGCTCGGACAAAGTTCTATAATTTATCAGCCCTGTTTTTACCTTAAAGAATGAGAACATACTACCGTGTTCTACCATACGCATAGCATGACCCAAGTGGTGCCTCTTAACTTCTTGTGGTCCGTCACTCCACAAAATTCTTCCACAAGAACACTCTAATAAAACATGGTTGTTCTCATGGTCAGGAACTACAGGCCCTAACCAAATAAGAAATTTAGGAAGGTTTGTTTCTCTCCTTCCACGACGCGCCGAATCTTTGTCCATTAACATCTTCCAGCCCCCTTTTTATTTGTAGGAGAGGGTCCCCCGCAAAAGACCCTCTCCCACATCTCCATAACAATATGTTACGGAGTTTTACATACTACATGCACCGAAGGAATGCGTGATTACCTATTCCCCCAGCCCCAGTAGTGGCAGTAACAATAGTGTCCAATGCAATAACTGGACCCCAGTACCCAGTAATGTTAGCACCTCCAGCAGAGTCAAAGCCAATACTGGCAGCTGCAGCCGCAGTGCTGATACCTAGAGGTTCTCCAGGAGCAATCTGAACACCCCTTCCGCTGCCAGCAGCACGATAACTCGTCTTAATGGACTCAGTATACCCATAAACTTGAGCAATACCAACATCATTATTCGCTACATCTTCGTAAGCTACTCCAATAAGACTTCCACCAGTATTAGCAACGCTTTTGCAGTGAATCGCTACACGAGAGGCTGCCTCGTTAGTATTCACAGAAGATGCATTTGCGTTTCCAAGAATCCGATGAACAGGATACCCTAGCGTGACTGTCTGACCATCACTGTTAGTGAAGTTCACCCAAACACGCTCAGTATCCGAACGATTTACAGTTTGCATCCACATAGTTCTTTTTTCCTCCTAATTACATCAACATAAGACAGTAGTAGTGATATGTATCTACTCCAGCACCTTCACCGGTAATGTAGATACATCCATTAAGACTATCTGCAGTCCCATTGTTAGAGTTAAGAACCAGACGAAACGTTTCATCATCCTCGTCTGCGTTATTCAGCATACAACTGATGATACGGTTGCCTGCTCTGTCATTTGACGATCCAGAGAGCGCGTTCCCATTAGCATCGGTTATATTTTGAGCGAGCTGCCCCGATATATACACAGGTGTCCCCTCATCAGCTTCACAAGTTCCAGCCACTGATATATAGTTACCAGCTCTGCCAATATACCTTTCATTAACATCCCCAGCAGCCATCTTCTCAGCCCCTTTCTAGGTGATCCCCGCAAGGATGCCCAAAGAGTTACGAAGATTCGTACCCATATTACCCTGCCAAAGGATCGGGGCAATAAAGGCATCCTGATTAACAGGATTCTGCAAGCCACCATCAGCCATAGCGAAATCAGCGTCACGATGCACAAAAGCGAAGATGTGCTTAGAGTTCAGCACGTACATAACTCCAGAGGTGCACTTCGCTTCCCAGTTGATGCTAGCGCCACGAAAAGTCGGCTTGCTGGACAACTCACTCGTACCGCCGCCAGTATAACGGATGGCAGGAACGACCAAGGATTCCAGGGTCTCAGCAATCGACTGAGTGGTAAAGATACCATCAGGCTCGCCCTCAACACCAGAAATCTCCGTGCAATCGTTATAGATCGCGCGAAGCTGAGGAAGTAAGTTAACGGCACCGTTACCAACACCAGTAGTAGCATTATTCCGCCACGCACTATTGTTAGCAGGATTAATATCACCATAGGTGGTCGTCGCAGGAGACTGGTCTACCATAGCCGCAAGGCCGGTAGTCTGCTTCGAGCCGCTGGCAGTACCATCACTGTAAGCATCCGTCGCCAAGTTATCGGCCAACGTGGACTCAGCCTGAAAGATCTTATCTTTCGTCAAGTCACGAATCCGACTTTCGCCCTGGTTCGAACGCTTGTCAAGACCAGAAATCACGACACTAGTAGCCGCCTGCTTCCAGTTGAAGAAGGCATTCGTGATTCCTTCATACCCGGTAGGATCAAGAGCCTCAAGCCCAGAATAGCGCTTGAAGTTCCCGCTACCTTCATACATCACCGGCAGCTTGATACGCTCACCGCCAGTCAGTCGCTTAATTCGGTTACCCGAACGGAGCCATGACCATAAGGGGCTCCTTTTATGTACCTGGTCTCGTAGCATACCCGAGTCCAGATAATTCATAATCGTTGAGGACAGTAGAGGTCCCCAGACAATTGTGGGTGCTCCATCTCCGACAGCCATTACAAGTTATCCTTCCGAATTGTTAAGTTAATTCCCGACGCGCCAAAGCCCACGCACGTTCCAGAACATCTTCAGGGCTAGCTTCCCCAGCTCTTATATCAACACCAGAGCCTGGAGTCGACGCCCCACTCCTACGAACTACATTAGGAGAAGGCCTACCAGCAACTTCCCCAGAGCTGTTGCGGCGAGCAGCCCCACTCCTCGCCCCTCCAGATTCTGGAAATTCCATACGGAACAGGTCCAAAGGCGTAACGCCTCTAGCAGGATCTTGGAGCTGCTGCATACGATTATCAAGTCTCCGCTGAATAGACGGATTCAAGGTAAAATTGCCTGCGTCATCCATAGATCCGAACTGCTCTCCATACATATCAACTCCAGCCTTTAAATCCGCATTGACAGCACTTTCAGCAGTCTGTTCCTGAGCCCTAGACTGATCTCGTTGATCGAGCGCCTCTTTAGGCAGGTACCCTAGACGATCAGCCATAGCTTGAAAGATTTCCATATTCCGCTCTGTAACACCCTCAGGAAGAGGTTCTTCCTGTGGAGGTTCCACAGCATACAACT